AGCCATGAGTGTGCACACGCAATCTATACACCAAACGTGGATTGGACTGAGTTGACTAGTGTTCCAATGGATTTTCTGAATATCATTGAGGATGCTCGTATTGAGAAACTCATGAAACGGAAGTTTCCAGGACTCAAGAAAACATTTTTTGGTGGATATAAGCAATTAAATGATGATGACTTTTTTGGAATTTCTGGTGTAAACTTAAATAAGTATAATCTTGCCGATCGCATTAATTTATACTTTAAGATTGGACATTTCGTGGAACTAAATTTCACGGAAGAAGAAAAAGAATTACTGTCTGAAATTGAAGATGCGGAGACATTTGAAGATGCCATTCGCTGTGCGGAGAAGTTATATGAATTCTGTAAACAAAGTGAAATGCAGAAGAATGTAGATTCAATTTCATGGGAGGTTGGATCTGGACAGGGTAATTCCGGTGAATCTATGCAAGTTTCACCTGGTGATGGTAATGGTCAATTAGATTCTCAATCTGGCGCGACAAATGGCGAACAATCGCAAAATGGGGAGGATGGATCTGGCGCGACAAATGGCGAACAATTGCAAAATGGGGAGGCTCAAAATTCTTCAGCTGGTGATTATAATCCAGCTGGAAAATCTGGATATGTAAAAACTTGCTCCACCCTACAGAAGGCGATCAATAAACTATCTGCAAATGTGGGCAATCAAATTAATTATCTCCACATTCCAAAAATTGATCTGAATAAAGTTATTGTAACTCCAAAACAGATTCACACAAAGTGTAATCGCTATTGGGGTTCTAATAATCACTATGATTTTACCTCAGTAGATTTGGACTATAAGAAATTTAAGTCTTCTGCTAAAAAAGAAGTAAACTATCTAGTCAAAGAATTTGAGTGCAAAAAGGCCGCAGATTCATACTCTAGGGCATCAGAATCAAAAACTGGAATTCTAGATTGCAACACTTTGCACACTTATAAATTCAATGAAGATATTTTCAAGAAAGTTGTTACTCTTGCTGATGGGAAAAATCATGGATTGATTTTTATTTTAGATTGGTCTGGATCTATGGATCGTATCATTCTAGACACATGTAAGCAACTCTTCAATCTTATCTGGTTCTGTAAGAAAGTCTCCATTCCATTTGAAGTCTATGCCTTTACCAATTCTTGGTCGTGTAGCTACAGAAATACGGCATTGGAATTGAATTCAATGATTATTGATGAAAGTTTTAATCTTCTCAATATGATTTCTAGTAAAGTCAATGCACAAACACTGGAAAATCATATGCGCAATGTATATCGTTTGGCATATGCACATACTTGTAATTACTGCACCTATTCATTTCCAAATGAACTGAATCTCTCTGGGACTCCTCTGAATGAATCTTTGGTCTCTTTGCATTATATTATTCCAGAATTTTCAAGGAAAACAAAAGTACAAAAGGTTCAATGTGTCGTTCTTACTGATGGAGAAGCAAGTGCCTTACCTATGTCAACACATGCAGGGATGCGTGGAATCGGTGATGATTGCTACCTGAAAGATAAGAAACTAAAGACAACTTATCGTTTTCCGAGGTATTCTTATTATGCCTCACATGAATTTACTGATGTATTACTTCGCCATCTTAAGGATGTATTTCCTTTTGTGAATTTTATCGGCATTCGTCTTCTTACTACAGGTGAAATCTCTGGATTTGTTCGTAAACATTTGGAGAATAACAATGAATTAAATTCTCATGATAAAATTATGGATGAATGGAAAAGGCATCGTTCCTGTGCTATTCGTTGTGCTGGATATGATTCTTATTTTGGAATTTATTCCGGAGCATTGAATGCATCAACTGAATTTACAGTTAAAGAAGATTCATCTACTACTTCTATTCGTAATGCATTCAAAAAATCATTAGAATCTAAGAAAATGAACAAGAAAATTCTTTCGCAGTTCATTGATCTTATTGCCTAGACCAGTTCTATAAGTGGCTCAGATCTCAACAATATCTGATCTGAGCCTGCTACAATACATTTTTTCACAACTCAAATCATGTACAAAAAAATGACAGAACAGGAAATTATTTCAGATCTTATGGATATGTATGGTGCTAATGTCACATCTGCTGACATTCGTGCTTATTGTGCAATGAAGACCATTTCTTATCCCACCGTGACTAAGCGACTTGAAAATTATAAGTCTGGTCACGGAAAGTGGAATCTTGAGGTTACTTCTGATGTGGTTTCTTCAATTGAAAAATCTTATGAGGCATCTGCAGTAATTCCTACATCTGAGAAAAATCTTGTCCCGGAAAAGCATCCTGGATTTGTTTCTTTTGGTTGTTTCTCTGATGTAAAGAAGATCATTGCGTCTGAGCTTTTCTATCCAGTTTTTATTACTGGTCTTTCTGGTAATGGTAAGACGATGTGTGTAGAACAGGCTTGTGCTACACTTAAGCGAGAGATGATTCGTTTTAATGTTACCGTCGAAACTGATTCTGACGATCTTATTGGTGGATTCCGTCTACAGGATGGAAATACTGTTTGGAATAATGGTCCAGTTGTTGAAGCAATGGAGCGAGGTGCAATTCTTCTTCTTGATGAGTGTGACCTAGCATCTAATAAGATTATGGTTCTACAATCTGTACTTGAAGGAAAACCACTATTCCTCAAAAAGATTGGTAAAGTAGTATATCCAAAGCCTGGATTCAATATCATTGCAACCGCAAATACAAAAGGTAAGGGATCTGACGATGGTCGCTTTATTGGCACTAATGTTCTCAATGAGGCGTTCCTGGAGCGATTCAGTGTAACCTTTGAGCAAAATTATCCATCTAGCTCAATTGAAACTAAGATTCTCAATAAACTAGCAAAATCTCTTGGCATTGAAGATGAAGAAGACTTTATCTCAAAACTGGTGACTTGGAGTGATACAGTTCGCAAGACATTCTATGATGGTGGTATCGACGAAATCATTTCTACTCGTCGTCTAGTGCATCTACTAAAGGCATATGCAATTTTCAAGAATAAGACAAAAGCAATTAAACTTTCGATTGCTCGTTTTGATGATGATACAAAGTCTTCATTCATTCAGCTCTATAATGCCATTGATGAAGAATTCGATAAGGATGGCGATCAAGAGGTTGACACAGAATTGGAATCATGATATACTATTTGTAGTTTGAGTTATTATTATGTTCGAGCCAAAAGACGAGATTAAATTTCTCAATCGATCAATCTCAAGTTCAAATTCCGATGATGTGATTACTTTTCCAATAATGACCGAAAATACAAATGCCAATGGATTTTGGCGATATAATGAGGATAAGATTCTCAAGCAACTAGAAGAATACATTTCCAGTACATATAGTCAACACTATGTCGATCGTACTGGTGGTGGAACTGAACAGACTCTCGATAAAATTAAACACAACCGTCGAGAAGGATTCTGTGCTGGTAATGTAACAAAGTACATTGATCGTTATGACACAAAGGGAACTCCACGGGCAGATCTATTTAAAGTTCTGCATTATACAATTCTTCTAATCAATCATCTAAATCTTATTGAACAAAAATGAATCTTTCCAGTAATACTATTATTATTCTAAAAAACTTTGCTTCTATCAATCAGTCAATCTTTGTAAAGGGTGGAAACACCCTAAAAACAATGTCAGTCATGAAAAATGTTCTGGCCGAAGCAACGGTAGAGGAAGAATTTCCAAGGGACTTTGCAATTTATGATCTGAATCAGTTTCTCAATGGCATTAGTCTTCACGATGTCCCAGAGCTTGATTTCTCCAATGAATCATATCTCACAATCCGAGAAGGTAAGCGTCGAGTAAAATACTTCTTTGCTGATCCTTCTGTGATCGTTTCTCCACCAGAAAAAGAAATTGAGATTCCATCAAACGATGTTGAGTTTCAGCTTGACCATTCACAGTTGGAAAAACTACTTAAGGCATCTAGTATTTACCAGCTTCCAGATCTTGCCGCAGTCGGTGAAAATGGTGTGATCAGTATGGTAGTTCGAGATAAAAAGAATGACACATCAAACGAGTTCTCAGTAGTGGTTGGTGAGACCGACCAGGAGTTTACCATGAACTTTAAGGTGGAGAATATTAAAATCGTTCCTGGTTCTTATGATGTGATTATTTCTAAGCATCTGATTGCCAAGTTTCAATCCAAGAGTCGTGATCTTAAGTATTGGATTGCACTTGAACCAGATTCTACTTTTTTCAATTGATCTAATTCTTTTTTTATCATGAATATTTTTGTGACTTCTCAACTTCCTACGGAGAGTGCAAGAGTACTCCCCGACAGACATATAACAAAAATGCCAGTAGAAACATGTCAACTATTGGCAATTGTTGCTTCTCCTTGGTATCATAATTATGGAACAATTCCAAAGGCAGATGATAATCCATATTCAACGAAGAAAGGAGCATTTCGCAATCATCCGTGCACAAAATGGGCAGCAGAATCGAATCATAATGCCTATTGGCTGATTAAGCATGGAATGAGTTTGTGTGATGAATTTTTTCTTCGTTATAAAAAAGTTCATTCCTGCTATCGGACACTAGTTCATGTGTATGATCTCTTTCCAAAAGGAAACATCTCAGAAGTCACACCATTTGTTCGTGCGATGCCAGATCAATATAAACTAGATACAAGCATTAGCACATTTGACGCATATAAGATGTACATTGCATCAAAACCTTGGGTAAAGGACAATTATCTTCGCATTCCAGAACGAAAGCCAAATTGGATTTGATTATTATGAACAGTGATTTTATTTTTGTTGAAAAATATGCTCCACAAAAAGTTGAGCAATGTATTCTTCCTCAGTCCATTAAGGACTTTTTTATTGAGGTAAGAAATTCCGGTAAAGTTCCAAACATGATTCTTTCTGGTCCACCGGGAATTGGAAAAACATCAACGATTAAGGCACTAGCAAATGAACTAGATCGTGACTTTATGATTATTAATGGATCTGACGAACGATCTATTGACATTATTCGAAATAAAGTCAAGAATTATGCTTCAACACTTTCTTTGTCAAATACTGGAAAGAAGATTCTTCTAATTGATGAGGCAGATAATTTGACGAATGATGCTCAACTTGCACTCAGGGCATCAATCGAAGAGCTTCAGCGTAATTGTACTTTTGCATTCACTTGCAACTACAAAAATAAGCTGATTCTACCACTGCATTCTCGTGCAGCAGTTATTGATTTTTCTATCCCAACAAAAGAAAAGCCAAAACTCGCCGCTGAGTTTATGAAGCGGATTAATGAAATCTTAACCACAGAAAGAATTGAATATGAAACTCCAGCAATCGTTGGTCTCATTAACAAGTATTTTCCTGACTTTCGTCGAACACTAAATGAAATTCAAAGGTATTCTTCTGGTGGTAAAGTTGATTCTGGGATACTAGCGAATGTAGCCGATATTAAAGTTTCCAATCTTGTTGACTTCATGAAAAACAAAAATTTCACCGAAGTTCGTAAGTGGGTTATTCAGAATATGGATAATGACCCAAACATTGTTCTTCGTAAGGTTTATGATACTTTATATGAGGCAGCAGTTGAATCTACAATTCCAGCAGCTATTCTAATCATTTCTAAGTATCAGTATCGTAGTGCTTTCGTTGCCGATAATGAAATAAATCTTCTTGCGTGTCTTACTGAAGTTATGTGTGAGGTTGAATGGAAGTGAATTATGAATTAAAGGATTGGTTGAATTCAGTAAATTTCACAAAGGAAAATTTAATCGAGTCGGATCCTGATAATATTAGTTCGTATCCACCATATATTATCAATAGATGTTTATCTTCGTTTCTAGATACTATACTTTTTGCCAATGAAATGAATATACATTGCAATTTAGATAAAGATATGCAATATTTATTTTATCTAAATAGTTTGAGAAAAAAGAAGAGATTTTCTTCTTGGATCACAAAAGATACAGTAGAAAATTTAGAATACATTAAAGCTTATTATGGCTATAATGATGAGAAAGCATCTCAAGTTTTAAATATTCTATCTAAAGATCAAATTAATTACATTAAATCTAAACTTGATACTGGTGGAACGAAATGACTACTATTAATGAACCTCAGGTAAATTGGTCTCCTGATATGATGGTTGAGATCTCTCTTTCTGAACCGGATGACTTTCTTAAAGTTCGAGAAACTCTGACTCGTATTGGTGTTGCTTCAAGAAAGGAGAAGAAGCTATATCAATCTGTTCATATTCTTCATAAACAAGGTAAATATTACCTAGTGAGCTTCAAAGAATTGTTTGCACTTGATGGGAAGTACGCAAATCTGACAGTCAATGATGTTCAGCGTAGAAATCGAATCATTAAACTTCTTTCTGATTGGGGTCTAGTAACTGTAGTTAATCCAGATAAAATTATAGATATTGCTCCTCTCAATCAAATTAAGGTTCTTCCCTATAAAGAGAAAGACGATTGGATTTTGGAAGCCAAGTATTCTATTGGCTCTAAGAAGCGTGTGGTAGAAACCGAATAATTAGTTACGGAAATTACCATATTGCTTTTTTGTGTTTCTCTTATAAAATAGTAATGTCAAATGCTTCGGGTTTGACTTATTTACTCGCTTACTAAGGAGAAACACATGAACACACTAGTTCGATACAATACTGGAAATATTGAAAAATTTTTGAACGACATT